TTCATTAAATAACTACATCAAAACTATTAACTTAAATGATTTGGTATGAAAAAAGAAATCGTTTACACAGACAAGTATGCTCTTATCCTAAGTGATGAGGAAGCACACGTTGATGATAAAAATGTTTACCTTGATTTAAAAAAAGGTATATATAGAAATTTATTAGCACACCTACCACTATCTGATGCACCTATCCTTAAAGGAGTGCCATTGCTTCCACCTTTGCCAAAAGAAGATGATGTTTATGAAATGGCACAAGAATATGCAATTAAATCTCATTCACCTAATAGAGAAGCAAGAAGAAAAGGTTTTGTTGATGGCTACAACAAAGCAAAGGAGAAGTACAAGTACACAGAATTTGATATAATTCAAGCCTTTGAATATGGTTGGAATCAAAGACACTTTGGAAAAATGAGCGAAGATAAATTACAACAAATTCAACAAACATTTATCCAATCTCTCCAACAACCATCAAGATTTACGCATTTTGAGTGTGAGACTATTACAATGAATTTAGATGAAATTCGAGAGCAAGGAAAGGGATTCTTAAATGCAAACATCTATAAAATCAAAACAAAAACCAACTCGCAAGGTCATGTAGAACTTGTGGGGAAATATTTAAACTTATGAGTAAACAAACAGCAGTACAATTATTAGTAGAATCTATGACAACTTCGGATGTGTCATTTTATCAAAAAGAAATAGCAATAGCACTTCAAATGGAACGTGAGCAGATTATAGATGTGGCTATGTATCATAAAGATAGCACTGTAGAAATTGATTGCATCAATAGTTATATCGCAAAAAATTACGGAGGTAAAGATGAATGAGATGATATTCCACGCAATAACTGCCATCGAAAGGCAACTTGCTGAACTACGTGAATTGATTGTAACGACAACAAAAGACCTTAATCATATCGAAGATATGAAGAAAGTTGATGAGATTCTTTTTCAAACGTGTATGGATTTGATGGATGTTAGTGAGACTCAAATAAAAAGTCGCACACGCAAAAGGGCAGTTGTTGACGCACGTGCTATATGCATTGCATTCACTTATTTTGCTGAATACAACAAAACACTCAAATGCATTGGAGATTCCTATGGGATAGATCACGCAACGGTGATTCACTCTGTAAAAAAATGCTGTAATCTTTACACCAGAGACGCTCAATTTAAATTCTTAGTCAATGATTTTATCTTGGCATTTGAAAAAAATGGCTATAATTGCACAACAACAAAACAACGCTTAACGGATGGATATGAATACTTTGATCTCAGAGGTTCTCTCACTAAGAGAGAGAGTGAACCAGTTGGAAAGTCAATTGATCAGCAAACAGATAAGGTCATCTTTCACACCGCCTAATCTCGAGGAAGTCGCTGACTACTTTCTTGAACGAATGCCCAATGCAAACTCAGAAGATGCGCTTCATTTTGCAGATGTTTTTATCAGTCACTACACTAATACAGGTTGGAAGTACGGCAAAAACAAAATGAAAGACTGGAAGGCAGCAGTGAGGTCAGCTTGGGATTTAACTAAATTTGTAACAACTAAAAACAATCACAATGACACAATTGGTCGTATACAACGAAACAGCCTACACGAGTGGGTTAACTCATAACGAAAAGGCATACATAACCAGTCTCGAATCTTCGAAGATTTGTGACATAACGCTCTCAATTTTCAAGCAATCCATTGCGTATGGAATAGTCCTTTACGGAATCAAAAACCTGCCCTCAGATGAGGAAACTAATCTTCTTTACGTGACAATGCAGACGCACTACCCATATCTTACAACTGGAGAGATGGCATTAGCTTTCCAACTCAATGCGGTTGGTCAAGAATGGACACGTATCGAATCTTTTAATATGATGTCGGTAGCGTTTCTTTCCGATGTTCTGAAATCGTACAATGATTTCAAGATGAAAACTAACTTGGCTATTGACAAAAAGAAAGCAAAGATTGAGTTGCCATCTAATACAACTGATGAGCCAGTGGATTGGACTGATACATTCAATGAGGACATCCGACTATGGCGCGAAAACAAAAGAGACTTTGTATTGATGTTAGCACCAATGAAGGTTCGCACGTTCTACGATAAGAAGATTATAAGAGATGAGATGTGGTCAGATGATGAGTGGAAAAAGTGGCAATTTATGGCATACAAAAAGACCTTAGATGCTCAATCGATTAGCGCATACAAGGCCAAAAGATTGGATAAGATGAGTCGCCAAAAGTTCAAAGATGATTACCAGTGTGAATTGTCTCGTCTCATCTATTCCGACATTATGGATAGCCATATCCTGCAACAAAAAATAAAGGATGGATTATGATTCAATTCCACGATAAGCAAAAAGAGGCACTGTCCTATCTTGCAATTGACAACGAATGTAGGCAGTTGTTATATGGCGGTTCTGCAGGTTCTGGAAAGTCATTTCTTGGGTGCGATTGGCAAATAAAAAGACGGTTAAAGTACCCAGGTACCCGAGGTCTCATTGGCCGTGCTGAATTAAAAAAGTTGCGACTATCCACACTCGCCACGTTCTTTGAACTATGCACTAAGTATAATCTCATTGCAGGAAAACATTTTACGTACAATGGTCAAGACCACGTTATCAATTGGTTCAATGGTTCACAGATTATCTTGATGGACTTAGCTGATATGCCATCAGACGCAGATTTTTCAAGATTTGGATCACTTGAAATCACAGACTACTTTGTTGACGAGGCAAGCGAAGTGAGTGAAAAGTGTATCAATATCTTAAATTCACGTGTCCGCTATAAGTTAATCAATGACAATCCAAAAGGACTGCTGACCTGCAACCCGCATAAAGGATGGTTATACAGAGAGTTCTTTGATGCGCAGCGTAATAACTCAATACGAAAGGATAGACGATTTATTCAGGCGCTTCCAACGGATAACCCGCACATCTCACCAGTGTACATCGAATCATTACAGATGTTGCCCGATATTGACCGCAAAAGATTACTCGAAGGAGATTGGGATTATGATGAGACAAAGGATAGACTTTATGAATACGATGATTTGTTAAGATGCTTTCGCCCATCAACTACTTTAGGAGATAAATTCATCACTGCGGATATTGCACGGATGGGAGATGATAGGACAGTAATAGTTGTATGGAATAACTTGCACGCTGAAAAGTTTGTTGTGTTAAAACATAAACCTATTAACGAAGTTGTGGATACCATCAATGACCTAATCAAAAATCACTCGGTAAGATTATCTAACGTACTCGTTGATGAGGATGGCATTGGAGGGGGTTGCAAAGATTATCTCCATTGCAAAGGATTCTTGAACGGATCAAAGGCGGTGCGTGACAATTATATGAATCTCAAATCTGACTGCTATTTTAAGTTGGGTGAATTGATATCCAGTAATGCTATCACATTTGAGTCCACTCACAAAGATACCATTGTGAAGGAACTCGAAATGATACGCAGGGAGAAAATTGATAGTGATGGAAAGTTAAGAGTCACCAATAAGGAAGACCTTAAAAAGAGACACGGTATATCTCCCGACTTTGCTGATGCAATAATGATGCGTGCGTTCTATGAATTAAAAAAGAATTTTGGTAAATACGCATTCGCTTAAAATTTATTTATATATTTGTGAAAATTAAACAACTAAACAAACATGAAAACAAAAAAAGAAATAGAAGAAAAGTTGAAACTGAGATTGGAACAAAGTACAAGATAGAGCAATACACTGCCGACCACTTAGTTCAGAAGTAAAAGAACTTCTGGAAAAACATAGGACATTACATGATATTGATGATGCAGACGAATGGGAGCAGTCTCGTTTAGATATTGGTATGCGAAATGCGAAAATAGATGCATTTTCTTGGGTGCTGTCACAGCATTGCACCTAACATCGGAATACACGAAACTAATAAAAATAAATAACTATGGCAGACATCACTAAATGTAAAGGCACTAATTGCCCACTAAAGCAAAATTGCTATCGGTACACAGCAAAAGAAGATGAGTTCTATCAGGCTTACTTTACTGAAGTTCCGATAAAAAATGATGAGTGCGATATGTACTGGCACACAACTAAAACTAAATAAAATGAAAACAGAAATTACACAAGACGAATTAGAAAAAATCAAGGTGCTGAACCTACTGATGTGGTTGCAGGCATCCATCTATGCAGGTGATGAATGCGAGGACATCAAATGGTTTTACAACCATCAAACAAAGATGTTATTAAAGAGGCTCAATGAGTCTATTCAGCGTGAACACGGTAAGACAATTACTGCGCTTTGGGATGCTGACGGTGCGCTATTGCCAGATATAACTCGCCAAATGTCTGAATTTACAGCAGTTTTGGCGGAGTATGGCTACTGGATGCTACCCGAATTGACGGATTATATCCGTACACAACAAGAAAATCAACCTAAATTACAATTAAAGCTATGAATATCACACACGATTTTGACAACTGCCAGTCCGATGTCTACAAAGAGGTCATTACTGATCTAATCTCACGCGAGAAAATGGGGCGCATTAAGTATGGCACAACAGTAGATAAGGCGAATCTATCCGAAAAGGAATGGATGCAACACGCATACGAGGAGGCTCTTGATTTTGCTATCTACTTAAAAAGAATGATGTCAAAAAAATGACATTAGCACCTGAGATTAAAAGAGTGGCATTGCGCCACTTTTTTTTTGCTCTTACCTCATCATCATTAACTTGTCTTAAATGGGACAAATCACGCTGTAATTGTTCTATATATGACTCATTATGCAGATTAATGGTTTTTAATGTTTGATTCTCCAAACATAAATTAGCATTCATTTGCTGATGATATTCAAGTGATGTAACTGCTAACACAACCAATCGTCTTTCAGTGCGTAAAGAATCCAGCTGCTTCCATCTCAATGAGTCGCTGAATTGCTTTTGTGTATGCGCTATCAATGGCAGTGCTATCCATAAGATAGATAGTATCAATGTCCTTTTCATATATCGTCTTTAATTTAATGCGTTCAACTTTCAGCGTATCAATGCGAGCCTTTAATACAACAATTGTATCCGACTGGGTTACAAATTGTACCCTACTTGGTTTAGGTTGGCACAATAGTACACCAATTGCAATACCAATGCTAATAGATATTGCCTTGATTAATACGATAGTTTTTAACGTGAAATTCTTTTCCATTGCCTCTTGTAATTATTGCAAATCCGTGGTTGTATTTTGAGTAAGGATTGTAATCAGGTGACAACTCAGATAGACACCCCACACCCCAGCACGTGATAACTTTACCGTTAACATCTCGCTCAGTATGTTCAGCAGTCTGATGATGATGTCCGCACATTGCGTTCGCTTTTGTCTTTAAAAACAACCCACGTGCCACGTTCACAGATGGGATAAATTGCTTACCAAATTCGTGACCGTGAAATATTGATAGTCCTCCAACATTCAACTTATTCTTGCCCTCAATCCATTGCACGTTATGCTTATCTAAATGGCACAATGAGGCGAAATCAAATGCATCTATGTCGAATAGTTCGGGAGCTTTCACACGCATATACCTCCAATACCTTTCTTCGTGGTTACCTTCTTTATAGATTATTTCAGCATTTGGGAAAGTTTGCCTTAATTCATAAATGAAGGTACGCATTGCGTAAAGTTCATCCTTGAATTTTCTTTTCTTTGGATCCTTCACAAAGTCAGAAATCATATGGCAGTCAAGTGCGTCACCATTTAATACAACGGTATCAACACCCTCATCAAGTCCGCACTGGATGGCGGTAGACAATGCATCGATGTCGTGGTATGGGATATGAATATCGGATAGTATCAATATCTTTTTGCCTTTTATATCAATGTGCTTACGACCTTTGGCATACGACTTCGGCAACTTGAATGGATTGCGAGGTCTATCCTCATTTTTAACCAAAGATTTGTCGGCAGGTTTTTTCTTTCCTCTTTTGCCTTCGATATATCGGAGTGAATCTCTTGCATCTTCAACACCTAGGAAGGTCTCAAAATGTTCTTTGCTTAACTTCTTTGCGAGAGTTAAAGTTGGTGTGTCTGGAAAACGCTCACGCACTTCACGTGCTAACTTTGTTTTTTGACTTTCTGCCATATATTTTAGAATGGTTGGTACACTGTCCGTCCACCACTCTTAACTGCACGTAACACTTGACCTCTATTCCCATCTTTATTGTAACTTACGTGTACCCAAGAAGGTGCATTCTCACTTCCGAACTCCCATATGAGTTGGTCAAATTTACAATTATTTTTGATGTAATCAAATATATCTTTGTTATTTATACCACCATAAATATCTCCATCTATATCAATCGCTTTTCCCTGCATATGTAAACTGGACTTACTACCACCTATGCGTTGATTTAATTCATAGCTTCGGAAGCCTGATGAGATGCCAATGGGTACACCGAAATGCTCACGCACTTTATCAAATATGTTAGTGCAAACCAGTTTAAGATTCCCCAATTGTTCAGCGTTTGGAATGTTTGAAATCTTCAATGCTTTCGCTTGATTGCTGTGTGTTACTTCAAAATAGCTTACGTACCTACTTATTTTTTCCATCTGTCATTGCATCGGTTATGTCTTCGCTTTTTCTTCCAATAATCGCTTTAATCTTTGACCACAAATCCTTACCAGTCACTGACTCAATTGATTCTATAATTGACTTGAATTCGATGATAGCCACAACGGTAGCAATTAACTTAGTGATGGGGATAAGTTGTTCAATCACATAGGTCTCAATTAAGAAACCGCTAACTATTGCAATTTGATACAACAACAATTTTGTGATGGTGTCACTCATCCTGCGTGAACGGATGCGTTGACCTAATTTGATAGCTTTCCATATCCCTACCACCATATCCATTGCCACCAAAAAACCGATTGTTATCATCAATTCTTTGATAGGCAAAAAGACTGTTGCAACACCTAACAACCACAACTTTACTTTCATCTCTTTTCTTGTTTTTTTAAGTATTGCTTCAAAAGTTTTTCATACTCCTTACGTTTTAATACGACGGGGGTAGAAAGTCTTTTAGTGTCCACTTTGTTCTGCATTCTTTGTATGAATTAGAAATTAAAAAGTTGCTCTTACCGTATGGGTTACGATCAGGGAAGATGTTGTTATCTGTATTGTTGGTATATTCGGGGAATAACGTTGAATTATAACACAAATAATCTACCATTCTTTTGGTATACCATCTTGCGTTTTGTCTTGCAGCCTCTTTGAGTGACTCCATCTCCAATTTAGTAACTGGAGTTGTGTCCTCGCTTTGTCTACTTACCAAGTTGCCATTGTCGTGCTTGTATAAAAGAGACGGATATAACTCAACCATAGTCCACCACAACACCACCTTTAAGACATACTCATTGAGCAATGTCTCATAGTCACCTGATAACGTGCTATTGGCTACATCATTCTTTAATTTCACAGTCAAATTTGTACCCAAAAAGTTGGTCAAATACTTATCCTGCGCCAAATAGATGGCAGGTCTGATAAGGTTCGGATCAACTGCATCTGTTAATGGAGTGAACTTCTTGATGTAGTCCTCGTTGATGAGTAATATTTCTTGTGGTATTGGCATTTCTTTAATTTTTATTTGTTTCCAAAACGTGGATTGGTAGGTAGAAATCCATTGTAAGGCATATCAATAGGCTTTCTTTCTACCAAATAATTATTGCGGACTTTGTAGCCAGCCTTTTCAGCTTTTGCCCAAGCTTGTGTGCGGACATTTGGGTTGTTCAAATCAAGACCAAATCCTTTTGCACTAATGTACAACTGCTTTTTCCAAACGTGATGGCAATTGCCACCGCCTTTATACAACCAAGCCGAATACGTATCAGCCCCATTGGGTCCCCATCCTGGATTCACAGCCTTATTAGTCATTGCAAGTATATCTTCTTTGCGATATAGCTTGTCAGCTTGTAGCATTTTAGTACAAAAAGGGCGAGTGACTGAACTTATCTCACCGCTATAACGATAGCGTGTGTAGTATTTC